TTGCCTTTGCCGGCGCTTGAATCCTGGGCTGTGGTGTCAGGCCAGATCGACAGATATAACGAGGCGTACAATTCGCAGCAGTATGCGCAACTGCTGGCAATGTTTTCGGCGATGCGCGATGAAGAAGACATTGAACTACTGCTGATGCACTCATGATCGACCAAGACAAGCAAGCTCGGATGGAAGTAGCGCGCGGCGCACAAGCGGGCGAACTGCTTGATAACCCGCTCATCGTCGAGGCGCTGGATGCATACGAAAACGAGATCGTGCAGCTATGGAAGACCTCACCCCTAAGAGACGTGGAAGGCCGCGAAAAACTCCGGCAGATGCTGGACGCGGCGACCAAGTTTCGGGCGTACATGATGACGACGGTGGAAACTGGCAAGCTGGCGAAGGCGCAGATCAGGGATGCAGTACGCAAACCGGGACCGCTGGCCGGCCTGTTCAGTACTCGCTGACGGAACTTGTGACAATGGCCGATACACTATGCGAAGCCGGGCAGTTGGTGACACAGATTCACCATCCCGGAGCACATGCCACCATGTGGCGGTGGCGGGATGTCGGCATCCCTGTGATGGCCACAGACAGATATTGTGTGGTGACCTCTGACGGGGTTTGCCATACCCCTGACGCGGGCCGCGTTGTTCAAGCTGGTGAAACATGAAACAAGCCTTTCGGCATTTCGTGCTGATGGCGCCCGACGGTGAATCCTCGGGCGGTGGCGGCGCCGTTGTTGAAACGGGCAAGACGTTCGGCACTGTGTCGGATGCGGTGGCAGAACTCGACCGGCGCGAAGCCGAGCGGTCAAAGGCCACCAAGGAAAAGAACCTGGCCAAGAAGGCGCAGGAACCCGCCAAGGCCGAGCCACAAGACCACGAAGAGCCGGACGAAGAGCAAGACCAGCCTGACCAGCGCAAGAAGCCTGAAAAGGCCGAAAAGCCCGAGAAGGCGAAGACCAAGGAAGAGCCCGCCGACGATGACGAAGGCGAGCCCGATGACGAGCACGAAGGCGACGGCGATGATGAAGACGCCGAGCCACAAGAGCGCGACCCCAAGAGCAAGCGGGTAGCACCCGAAGACGAAGACGGCGCCGATGATGCGGACGACTCACTCGAAGAAATCGAGCACGAGGGCAAGAAGCACAAGGTGCCGAAAGAGCTGAAAGACGCTTTCCTTCGACACTCGGACTACACGCGGAAAACCCAAGAGGTCGCAGAGCAGCGCAAGCAGGTGGACGGGGCTTGGCGTGAAGCCGGGCAACTGGCCAGCCAGCTTGCGCAGAGTCAGCAGGTTCTGCAGCAGATGGCGCAGATGATGATCGGGCAAGCGCCTGATCTGTCGCTGGCTCAAAACGACCCGCAGACCTACCTCGTGCAGAAAGGTTTGTATGAGCAGCGCATGCAGCACATGCAGCAGTTGTTCCAGCAAGGGCACCAGCTCACTGAACAGCAAAAGCACACGCAGCAGCGCGCCCAGGCAGAGTATCTGCGCGAGCAATCGCAAAAGATGGTGGAGGTGATGCCGGAACTGCGCAGTGAAAGCGCACGCGCACAGTTCCGCGCCCAGGCCATCGAGATAGGCGTGAAATACGGTTTCACGCCTGACGACATCAGCGCCATCGCTGATCACCGCATGCTGCTTGTGCTGCGGGATCTGGCGAAGGCACAGGGTGTGGTTTCCAAAGCGACCGCCTCGGCCGAGTCGGTGAAGAAGAAACTAGCCAATGTCGCACCGAAAACGTCCAAGCCCCTCGCATCCGGCGACGCGAACATACGCGGCCGGGACGATGAGGCAAAACGCATATTCATGAAATCGAGCCGCACTATGAAAGACGTGGAGCGCTGGCTCAAAGCAACTGAAAGGTAAATCATGCCCGCAAATGCATTTCTCACCAACGTGGCCATCGGCAATCGTGAGGACCTCGTTGAAATGATCTGGAACACGGCACCGACCGATACACCGCTCATCTCGATGTGCGACAAGGTCAAGGCCGATGCCGTCACCCATGAATGGCAGCGCGATGTTCTCGCCACGCCGGCCTCCAACGCGGTGGCTGAAGGCGCGGATGCCAGCTACACCGCCGTGACGGTCACGCAGCGCCTGAGCAACCAGACGCAGATCAGCCGCAAGACGTTCTCGATCTCAGACACGCAAGAGCGTGTGATGAAGGCCGGCAGAAAGTCCGAAATCCGCTATCAGCTCGTGAAGCAGGGCAAGGAGCTGCGCAAGGACATGGAGCTGGCGTGCCTCGAAAACCCGACGCTGACCACTGGCGCCACGCGCGTGACCCGCGGCCTGCGCGGCTGGGTGGCGACGAATAACAGCCTGGGTGTCGGTGGTGTGGCTCCTGCCCCGCTCACCAATACCGGCCCGACTGACGGCACCCTGCGCACCTTCACCGAAACCTTGCTCCGTGCGGCCATCCTCGGCGCGTACCAAAACGGCGGCAACGTCACGGCCCTGCTGGTGCACCCGTCGATGAAGCAGACGATCAGCTCGACCTTCACCGGCAACGGAACGAAGTTCATCCCTGGGCAGGACAAAGAGCTGTTCGCGGCTTACGACGTGTACCAGTCGGACTTCGGCAGCTTCAAGATCGTGCCGAACCGGGTGATGAGCCGCAGCCGTGATGCCTACTTGGTCGACCCCGACCTCGTGGCGCTGGCTGTGCTGCGCGACATGGAAGACCAAGAACTCGCCCGCATCGGTGCCGCGCGGAACTACATGCTCGAAACCGAGTATGCCCTTGAGGTGCGCGAGGAACGCGGTCTGGCCGCTGTGCGCGACATCCAGTGATCGAGTGACAACCCGGCCCCGTTCTGAGCAATCAGGCGGGGCCATCCACCATCAAGCCATGACGATCAAGACCGAATATCTCGACCACAGTGATGCGGGTTTTGTCGTGCGCCGCACGCAGAATGTCGCCGGTATCGTTGACTACGCCAAGGCGCGGCACAACGAGGGCTTTCACGGTGAGAAGGACTTCAAGCTCAAGATGGTCCTGCCGGCCGTGGTGGTTGAACATTACTGCAACGTCCACAAGATCACGCTGCGTGAGTGGATTCAAAACCCGGAGCATGCCAAGCGCATGTTCAACTCCCCTGAATTTTCTGACCTGCGGGTCGCACCCGGAGCTATGTGATGCGTCGAGAATCTGCAATCACGGTCACAACGACCGGGTCGAATATCGCAACGACAGCCACCAGCGCGAGCGCGGCAATCCCTGTTACGGCCAGCGGCGCCCGGCCGAACTACATCAGGATCGTCTCGACTGCAGCGGCATACGTCAAGATCGGCATCACGGCGCCGACTGCGGCCGCTGGTGATGTGCTCGTGCAGCCGGGTGACTCTGTCGTGTTGTCCGTCGGCGGCTGTGGCTTCGTCGCGGCCGTTCAGGTAGCAGCGGCCGGCATCGTGAACATCGTCCCGCTTGAGGACATCGGCTGATGAACTACGGCCAGCTCAAAACCGCCGTTGCGGCCTGGGCGAACCGCTCGGACCTGACATCGTTGCTTGACACGTTCCGTGATCTGGCTGAGCAGCGGATTTACTTCGGATCGCCTGACCTGGCTGTCGATCAAATGCGCCTGGCGGCGATGCTGACGACGGTGACGCCATTCGACGGCACACTTCCAGCCGACTGCCTACAGATCGAGCGGCTGAGTGCCAGCCTATCCAGCACCGTCAAACGCACGCTCGAATATCGCTCGCTGGAGCAGATCGCGCCGCACCAAGTGATCACCGGGCAGCCGTCGTTCTATTCGGTGCAGGGTTCGGCTGTGATCTTCGGCCCAACGTTCAGCTACGACGTTGAGCTTCTCTATTACGCCCGTTTCACTACGCCATCGGCCGATGCAGACACGAACTACCTTTTGACCAATGCGTCAGGGGTATACCTGTACGCGATGCTCATCGAGATTGGGCAATACCTCAAGGATGGCGACCTGATGGCCACGGCTGGAAAGCTGTTCGCCACGGCTCAAAATGCGCTGCTTGACAACGACAAGCAAGGCCAAAAATCGGGGTCGACGCTGTCGATTCGCACCGACATGCGGGTGCGCGCGTGATCCAGATCGCCGGCTATGCGCCAGATGCGGACCCGAACACGCCCGGCATCATCACGGCGTGCACAGGCCTAATCCCAAGCCTGCGCGGCATGGAAGGGGCGCCTTCGGGTGTGGCGCCGTCGTCGGTGGGCGCCCTGGCATCGTCGGCCCGTGGTGCGGCCGTGGTGACGTCAACGACAGGGTCTCGGCGGATCTTCGCGGGCACACAGACCAAGCTCTATGAGCTGGTATCGGCTGTCTGGACGGATGTCAGCCGGGGCGGCAGCTATACCGGGTCTGTGGATTCGCGGTGGTCGTTCGCCGGGTTTGGAAATGCCGCAGTCGCAGCCAATGGCGTTGAGGTTATCCAGGCATCGACGGGTGCAGCTTTCGCTGATGTGGCGACTGCTCCGGTGGCGCATATCGTGGTCACCGCCCCGAACTTCGTGCTTGCCTTCAATACGGTCGATGGGACGTATGGAACCCGCACGGATGGATGGTGGTGCTCTGCATTCCAAGATCACACAAGCTGGACACCATCGCTGACGACGCAGGCCACGAATGGCCGGCTTGTGGCGGATGGCGGGGCAATCACTGCGGCGGCCAGGCTGGGCCAGGAAGTGATCGCCTACAAGTCACACTCGATCTACCGTGGCACCTACGTGGGCGCCCCTGTGGTCTGGCAATGGGATGCAGTGCCGGGCGAGGTGGGCTGTGTCGGCCCCGAGGCAGTGTGTGATGTCGGCGGGGCGCATGTCTTCGTCGGCGAGGATAACGTGTGGTTTTTCGACGGCACCAGGCCGGTGGGTATCTGTGAGGGGCAGGTTCGTCAGACCCTGTTCAACGATATCAGCCCGGACTTCACCTACCGCACCATCTGCAGCTTCGACCGGCGTAACAACCTCGTTCGGATCTACTACCCGAGCACGTCCAGCACGACCGGAAACCCTGACCGGTGTCTCGTGTACCACATGGGCCGGCGTGTGTGGGGCCGGGCAGATTCATCGGTCGAGTGCGTTCTGAACTACACAAACCAGTCTGTAACATTCGACAGCGCGCCAGGCACATTCGACGGGGCACCGCTTGTTTCCTTCGATTCGCAATACTGGCTGAGCGGTGGGCGACTGCCTGGAGAATTCACGACGGCGCACCAGTTGGTCGTGCTGGCAGGCGACTCGACTGGCAGCACCATGACCACCGGCAACATCGGTGATGACGATGAAGCATCGATGCTTCGCCGTGTGCGGCTGAGGTATGCGACCGCCCCGACATCTGCAACCCTGGCGGGCTTCACCCGGTCGGGGGCGGCTGTCATTGGGGTTTACACCAAGACAGTGAGCCAGACCGACAGCGGTTTCGACCTGCGCCAGTCTGGCCGGTGGCATTACGGGACTTTCACCTTCGCCGGCCCGGTGGAAATCGTTGGCATGGTCGCGGATGTCGTGAAGGCGGGCAAACGGTGAAGCTGAACGAATCCCCCTTGCTGCCGGTATCGCCAAGCAGCGACTACGGAGGCCGGCTGAATGTCCGCCTTGCCGAGATATTCCGGGCGACGGCTGTCAAGGTCAACCGCATGGCGGCCGGCAGTTTCTCGGGATTCGATGGCGCCCTGACTGCACCGCCGACTACGGGAACCTGGGCGCAGGGCGATCAGGTGCGCAACTCGGCGCCCGTGGAACTTGGCGTAGTCACGGCAAAATACGTCATCGAGGGCTGGATCTGCACAGTAGGCGGAACCCCTGGGACTTGGTTGCAACAGCGAACCCTGACAGGTAACTGATGCACCTCTTCCATGTCCCGCCCGATCTGATCGACCTGGCGTGGCGTGACGGCGCGCACAAGCTGGCCAGTGCCATAATCAAGTCAGCAGGCGAATGCACTGCGGATCAGCTCAAGGCGCTACTACAGCGCGGCGAGAAAACACTGATCGGTGTGCGCGAAGGCACGAATCCACCCGCCGGATGGGCGGTGCTGGAAGTGCAGCACACACCGAACCTCCAAGCCCTTTTCGTCTATGCCGTATACGCACCAGGTGCGGCCGGTATCGACGTGATGCGGCAAATCAAAAGATTCGCGCGGGACAACGGGTGCATGGTGATCCGTGGGGCCTGTGGCGACGCAGTGCTGCGGTTATGGCAGCGACGATTCGGAGCGAAACCGATCTACACAGTTTGCGAGATATCAGCAGAGGATTGACATGAGCGGCGGATCTGATACCACGACGACACAGAGCAGCATCCCTTCGTGGGTGCAGCCCTACGCGCAGAGCTACATGCAACACGCATCGGATGTGGCCAATACCCCATATCAGGCCTACGGCGGGCAACGGGTGGCCGGTCTGAACGGCACGCAACAGGCTGGCATCGGTGCCATCACGAATCGCGCCATCAACGGCTCGCCGGTCATGAACACGGCGGCCGGCACGCTGCAGAGCACTGCGGCCGGCGACTTCATGGGATCGGGTAACCCGTACATGCAGCAGATGATCGACGCGTCATCTCAGGACGTGCTGCGCAACTTCAACCACAGCGTGATGCCCGGGATTGACGCGGTAGAGGCCCGGGGCGGCAGCTTTGGGAACTCCGGGGTTGCGCAGACCAGGCAGGATGCCATGCACGACCTGACTGGGCAGCTTGCAAACCAGTCAGCCGGCCTGCGATTCCAGGGCTACAACACAGAACGCAATAACCAAATGCAGGCGCTGCAAATGGCGCCGCAGTATGCAAATCAGGACTATGTCGACGCGAATCAACTGATGCAGGCCGGCAACCAAATGCAGGGCACGCAACAGGCTGGGCTGGATGCCGCCTATCAAGACTGGCAAAAACAGCAGCAGTACCCGCGCGATCAGGTGGCGCTGCTTGGCAACTCGCTGGGCTTCAACTTCGGGCAGAACTCGACGCAGCAAGGACCGACAGGCAGCGCGCTTGGCCAGGGGCTGGGCGGTGCGCTGGCGGCATATGGTGCATACCAGATGGGCCAACAACCCACGGTCAAGCCGTAAGGGGGAATCATGGGTCTCTTTTCCAGCCTAAGCAAACTCGGGTCGAACATCGTCGGCGGTGTCGGTGACCTCGTGAACAATCCGGTCAAGGCAGTCAAGGATGGCCTGCAAGATCCGGCAACACTGGCGGCGCTGGCTGCAGCGGCTGGCGGTTATGGGCTTGGGGCATCCGGCGGGCTTGGCGGGCTATTCGGCAGCGCGGAAGCCGGGGCAGTTGGGACGGCGGCGGGGCTGGGTGACCTAGGAGCAGCATCAGCCTTTGAGGCTGGCCTGCCTGTCGCGGCAGATGCCGCCGCAGCAATTTCCCCAGGCGCCTTCGGGGCATCGGGCATCCCATGGGCGGCTGGCGTCGATGCTGGAGGCTCCGGCGCGAGTTCATTCCTGCCATCATGGATGCCGCAGTCAATCACGCCCCAGGGCCTGTATGCCGCATCACAGCTAGTCGGCCCTGCGTCCAAGCTCATCGGCGGGCTGTCTGGCTCTGGCACTGCTCAAAGCACACAGGGCCAGATCCCCGGGATCTCCAATAACCCGATTTATCACCCCTGGGCGCAGACCCTGCCGCAACAGCAAGCGCAGCCAACTGCACAGCCGCAAGCCGCGAACCCATGGGCACAGCAGGCATACAAGCCGGCGCCGCAGATGGCGAACAGCGGGCTGCAACGATTCATGACGCCTGAAATGCTGGCGAACCTGGGCAAGTGACCATGGGCATCCTTGACGACATCGACGGCTACCTGTACGGCGACAAGTCGCCAGACCAGCGCGCAGCCCTGAATCAGGGCCTTCTGAGCATGGGATTGAACCTGATGGCCAGCAAGGGCAACCTACCCGCAGCCATCGGCACCAGCGGCCTGGCTGGCGTCAATGCGTACAACCAAACGCAGCAGACTCAGCGGCAGCAGGCGCTGCAAGCGCTGCAGATGCAGCAAGCACGGCAGGGCATTGATACCGGGAAAATTCAGCTCAATGAAGCACAGCGGCGGGCAGAGCAAGAGGCTACCGACAGGATGCTCACGCAAGGCGCATTGACTCCCGTCACCGGCCTTCAGGCGATTGGTGCGGGTCAATCTGGACCTACACCAGCGGCTGCGCAGCTTGTCGGGCAACAACCCCGATTCGACCCATGGAATTTCCTTCAATCAGGCGGATCGATTGAGGGCGCGAAGAATGTCATCAGTATGCAGCAGGCAGCTATGAAGCCCGTCAGCAAGGCAATGAAGACCGAGCCAATGGTCGACCCTGCGACGAATAAGCTCGTCAACGTCACGACGTTTGAAGACGGAAGCACTCGCGTCCTTCCTTTCGGTGTCAAGCCTGATATGGTATCGACCGATACGGGCGGCAAGATCACATGGCAAGACAAGAACGCCTTGCTGCCTGGCGCATCAATTGCGAAGACGGTCACTCCTGGCGAATTGCTTTCTTCGCAAACATCCATCGGCAACAACAGGGCGACAATTGCAGGCGAAAATCTGCGGGCCGGGTTCGGTGCCAACGGCCAGCCGCTCAATGATATTGACATCACAGCCCAGGCAATCGCTGACGGGAGACTCCCACCGCCGTCTGGCATGGCCCTGACCAGCCCAAAGAATCAGCGTATTCTGACGCGGGTAATGGAACTGAATCCAAACTATGACTTCACCACAGTCACAGCAAAGAAAAACGCCGCAGCCGCGTTTGCGACGGGCAACCAGGGAAATGCGCTGCGTTCGTTTGCAACGGGGCTGGACCACCTGGACCAACTCGGCGGACTAGTGACAGCGCTTGGCAACGGGGACAATGCAACCCGTAATCTAATTGGGAACAAGGTTTCCACATGGAACGGGGCCACCCCCGTGACAAATTTCGATGCGGCAAAGGATATTGTTTCGAAAGAAATTGTGAAGGCTATCGTTGGCGCCGGTGGCGGAGTTGGTGAGCGGGAAGAAATTGCAAAACTGCTCGACTCTGCAAAAAGCCCGAAGCAACTGAACGGCGTAATTGCGCAGTTCAAGGGACTGATGCAAGCGCAGCATGACAATCTTCTTGCGCAGAGGCGCGCGGCCGGGTTGCCAGATTCAACGATCCCGAACTACTCGCCTCCGGGCGGCCATGGGCTGGGTTCCGGCGCGTTCGATTTCTCGAAAGCCGATGCGATCCTCGGCGGGGGGCGGTAATGGCCAGCGCGGAAGACTATGCACGGTGGATCGAGGCCAATGCGGACAAGCGGGGGACGCCCGAATTCGCGACAGTGGCGGATGCATACAAGGCAGCCAGGGCGCAGATGAGCCAGCCGGCGGCCCAGCCGGCAACCATGCAGAAGTCAGAGGCTGAGCAATGGGGGCGGGCGAATCCTAGCGGTGTCAATGTTGCCGCAAATGGCGCACTGTTCGGGTTCGGCGACGAAATCGCAGCAGCCTACAAGGCCAACCTAGAAACCATGCGCGGGTGGCTCCCCGATGCGCTGGGTGGTCAAGACCCGGGTGCGCCATGGAAAACGCGATATGAAGCGCACCGTGACTACCTGCGCGGGCAGGAGAGCGCCTACAAGGACGCAAACCCATACAAAGCAACAGCGCTGCAGGCGGTCGGATCAATCCCTACCATGGGGGTGGCTGGCCTGCCTGCGGCCGGCATCAAGGGCGCGGGGTTGCTTGCCAACATGGGGAGGGCTGCTGTATCTGGGGGAGTCGGCGGCTTGCTGAGCGGCGCGGGCAACTCGACAGCCGACACCCTAGGCGGTGTGGCTGGTGATGCTGCAATGGGTGGCGCTACTGGTGCCGCCCTTGGCACTGCTGCTGCCCCTGTGGCCGCTGCAATCGGGTCAGTCGCAAAAGCAGGGATGAGTGCAGTCAACAACACGGCCGCAGCTCAATATGCCCGCGAGAAGCTGGCGCAGCAGTTTGCACGCGACAACATCACTGGCCAGCAGGCGATCAACCGGCTCAATGCTCTAGGCCCTGATGCATCCGTAGCGATGGCAGGCCGTGAGGCGGTTATGGGCCAGCTCGACACGCTGGCAAACCTTCCTGGGGCGACCAGAACAAACGCTCAATCGGCCATCGCCCAACTGCAAAAGGGGCGGGGGGCTCGGATGACTGGTGCGGCAGATGAGGCGCTTGGTGCGGGAGGCAGGCGAGCAGCGGCGACAACCGAAGATCTTGTGCAACAGCGAAGTTTGGAAGCAAAGCCACTGTATGACAATCTTTATGCAATGACGGTGCCAGTCGATCAGGATCTTGCGGCCATCATCGGCCGCGCTGACAGCATCGGTGCAGCGGGGTATGCCAAGAAACTAGCG